TGTAGGTTCTGGTCGAGAGTCAGTACTCGATTTAGCCTTAGCCCTCAATTCCCGAAGTAACTTTAGGTTTCCTTCTGCTGTTTTAGGACGGTTCTTGTACGCTTCGGGGTCAAGACGGCGAATTTCTGCACCGACTTTACCGTAGCGTTCCTCGTCCGTCATTTCAGATAACTTTTTCATTAGCACTTTCCGCCCATAGCCATCTTGACCATCTTGGCCTTGGTTTTGCCCTTGTGGGCTACGCCGTCAGCCGCCTTGCGATAGGAGCTACCGCCTTTGGCTTTAGACTTGACCTTGCCGCCCTTCTTCATGCCCATCGCACGACCCATCTTGTCAGCCATATCACCACGCATCGACATAGCACGGCCCATACGATCTTTCATTTTGGAGTTCATCATTTCTTAAATCCTCGTAAAGTTTGTGCGAGTCTCGCACGTTGACCCATTTTGCCCGGTTTCTTAGCTGCCGCAGCGAGCTTCTTTGCCGGAATCTTTTGCCCTTTTTTCACACCCAAACTGCTACTCAAAGCACCGGGCTTCTTGATAGCTTTTTGAATCCATTTACTCGCCATAACTACCTCAACACTTCCAAGCCCGTAGGCTTTTGTTAATGCGACTATTGGGATCGTTCGCGGTCTTCTTACTCGTGAGTTTCTTCTTCATGCCAGACATTCTGGCGCAAAAAGATTTCTTACGAGACCCGCCTTCAGGTTGGGGACGCTTAAGGCCCGGCTTACCCGGATTGGCGCGGTTATAGGAAGCCCTGCCTTTGGCGTTTAAACCTCCAGCAGGATTTTTACCTTCCTTCCGTTGCCATGCAGGTGACTTCGGCATGGTCTTAGCTCCGTTATCCGCAGAAGATGGTGGAGTCCACTACGCCTGACGCCACGACTACACAGTAATCGTTCACAGTACTCTTAGTGGTCAAAATACCATCCGGCGGCACGAACGAAATACCCGCCACGTTAGCCGAAGGCGTTGGTACGCGAAGCACAACCGTATTGGATTTCTGCGAGGTGAACGTAATGTTCCCCGAAGTTCCACCAATGTAATACACCGACTTGATACGGGTGCGGGGCAGGGCGAGGTTACCACCATACCCAATCTTCACGCCGCCTGCCGAAGCAGTGCTGGCAACAACGGAATAAACGTTCGACCAATAGGTGCTGGAGTAAGTAACCGTCGCAGAAGGACCATTGATCACTTCGGTCGTACGCTGCCCATCCAAATTGCCTACCGCCAAGCCGGTTACGGTGAACACCGTGGCGCTGTCTGCGCCGTCAGAAGTTATCGATAGTTGATAACCCCAACCGTTAGTGCCGATGGTGGAATTGGAAAGGTTAAGCGTACCGGCTCCTGCAATCGCTGCAGAGCCACGGAAGTAATCATCGTCCGACTGACCCGGATTAACCGCCCAGACATCAAATGACATACTCATATCTAGCTCTCCGTGTTAGAGGGACCAAATCCCTACTGGGTTAATTACACGGTGACGCTTTGATAGAGCGCAATGTACGCAGTGGTCGAACCCACGAGGACCGGAATGTAGCCCAACTGAGCCGAGACAGCGCCCGAAGCAGCGTTGGCATTGCTGATCGTAATATTGTTGATCGTTGCCGAAACCGCCACAAGAGTCGTGGCAGAAATGCTGCCCTCAAAGCCATTGTCTGACTTCACTGGGCCAGAGAAAGTAGTACGAGCCATGCTAATACCTCACATGCAAGTCGCCCATCAGTCTGCATGTCGTCAGCCGGGTCTGTCTGATGAGCTAAAAAATTATCCCGGTACCAACTATATAACCTTAAATATCAAAAAAGGAAAGGGGGGCCGAAGCCCCCCGATCCAGTTTCATCAGGCCGAACCCGGCGAACCAAACATGCCGAGCGGATCTGACCAACCGAAGCTATAACGCTCGCGGCTCTTGTAGCGGACATTTCCGGTGTCGAAGTCTCCATCCATTCCGTTCTGCAACGGGATACGGACAAAGTGCTTCAGACCATTCGGGACATCCGTCGTCAAGAACCAAGCGTTCGTGTCGGTCAAGAAGTGGTTGACCGCATAGCCTTCCGGAATCGAACCCATCGCCTTGAGAGCGTTGATGTCGTTATCCGCAGTTGCCACACGAAGCTCGGTGTCGAGGAGACGCTTAGCAACGAACATCAGAGCCGGAGGAATGATGAGCTTGCGGGGCTTAGCTGCAATGAGCAAACCACGCTCGTCAGTCCACGCGGCGATCTGAATGACCGCAGCTTCCAACGAGGTCTCGTTAAGGTCAGCGCCCGTCGAAGGACGGTTGCTGTTGGTACCACCCGAAACCAAGGGGTGAGCCGAGTTGAAGAGCGATACTCCGTCACCGCCCGGATAGGCAGCGCTGAAGCCGTTGTTCAACACAGACGCAGCCTTGACCTGCTTCGTGTACGCCATAGCGCGAGCAAGAGCCTTCGTATAGCGCTTGCTGAGCGAGTCGTACAGGTTGTCTTCAACCGCTTCTTCCGTAATGGAGAAGCCGAGAGCGATGGTCTCGTGGTTGTAACGGGCAGTCCAAGCTTCCTGAGCATTGTCGTACTCAATTGCTTGGCCTTCCGCCTTCACCGGAGCCGCGCTGAAGCCCGAAAGCTTCGTCTCTTCTTCAAAGGAACGCTCGGAGGTCTCAGTCTCGTAGATCTCCTTGTGCTCCTCACCATACTGCTTGTACTCCAGACCGAACAGGGCGTTCAGGCCGGGGAGCAGCTCTTTCAGTAGTTGTGCACGTGAAATAGCCATTTTCTATAACTCCTTAAGCCGTGGCGCTGCTGTAGTAGCCGTGGATCAGCAGGTTCGCCTTAACCATGATCTCCGGATAAACCGTGAAGACAATGGTCGAAGCGGACGGGATAGCCGTGACACCACCGGGCACAGCAACTGCTGCGTTGATGGTTACAGAGGTATCGCCAGCCGCCGCTGCAGCGGTCACGAACGAAGAAGTCTCAATGACCTGACCATTGCTGGCGAGGTAAGCGACGTTCGTTCCAACCGGAATCGCAGCCGGAAGACCTGAACCCGTCAACGTAATCGTGGTGGACGAAGACGAACCCGAAGCAGTGATGCTATAGGCCGTATCGGTCACAACGTCTACGCAACGAACCGGCAGGATGGTGGAGGCCGGGGTCGCGGTCGGAGCAAGCACGGCGTTTGCCGAGTTACCCGTGTTCACGCTACCCGTGTTGTTGATCATCGACAGGTTAGTGCCGACCATCGCCAACGCGCCCGACGCCATCGTGGTGCCCGACGAGCAGACCGCCGCCTTGAAGACGGTATCCGGATCATCGACCACGTAGGCCACCGCATCACCCGCAGCCGTGCTAGCAGGCCAGTACTGAGCGAACTGACGCTGCTTGGTGGTCGGGTTGGTGTAGGCACAGCCAAGGAAAACGCCCGTCACTTGGTTCACGCCCGTGCCCGTGGACACAGAAGCGCGAGTGACAAAGCCACGAGACAACACGACGAAATCGCCGTAGAAGATGTTCGTAGCATAGGCGTACTGAATGGGCAGTTCACGGATCGAACCCGCGAATACCTGCCCGCCGATCAGATTGACCGGCTTTAGCCCGTAAGGGGCTGAGACAGTAGGATAAGCCATTTGTTACTCCAAAATAGGTTTATTTGCCTCGTCCGAACGACGTTGTGGAGCGTTTCTCGTTAAAGAGCGGCATCCGCGCATCATTCGTACGCATGAAGTTGTTATCCACGGCATCCATCTGAGAAGCGGCCTGCTTGTTGTAAAACTCGTCACGCTGCTTCATTAAATCTTCAGGAGCCTTGCATAACAACAGCCCGCCAATCTCGATATTTCCTTTAAATTTGGAATTCGGATCGGCCTGTAACATTAACTCCGGGTGGTCTTCGGCCTTACACGGCTCCCAACCTTCTCGAAGCTTTGCGGATGTATTGGTGGGATCAGCTTGACCCATCATACTGGTCCGGATCCAGCGAAACACCCAACCGGGTTGCTCCTTCGGTGAGGGCAATACCTGCGGCGGCGTCCACTGCATTTTGCGTTGCGTTGACTCTCGACTCTCGATTTCACGAGCCAATCTGTTTTCAGCCATTAGTTATTCTCCAGTTTGAGTAATTCACGTGCGTACTGTTCATTGCTAAGCCCTAGTTTTTTGGCGATAGCAACTTGAGTCGGTGTCAGGCGGACCTGACGCGGCGCGGTGTTCCGCGTTACCGGAGCCACTACAGTAGCTGGTTTGTTGGTGCGAGCAGGCTTTTCCTGCTTCGTTTGAGGTTCTCCTTCCTCGTCGCCACTGAAGGCTTCAGGAAATCGTTTCCTCATCGTGTCATCGATTCGGCGATAATACTCGTCTGTGTTCGGGTCTACGCCGCTCCGGACCAATTTTTCATGCAGGCCAAGTGCAAGGGCGGTCATCTCCTCGTCTGCCCCAAACCAAGTATTTTTCTCTCGCCACGCTTCGGCTTTTGGGTCGGCTTTCGGCGCAGGAGCGGCTGGTTGGGCTTGTGCCTGTTGTGGGTTTTGTACACTCTCTTCTGTTTTTTGTAAAGAGGGTCGTACTCGATTAATAGACTGTAGCTTTAGTTTAGCGTCAGTTAATAGCTCTTGGGCATTAGTAATTAACTCTGAATCGCCCGCTTCATAAGCTTGTTTAAGCCGTTCTTTTGCAGTCGCTAAGTCATTATTAGCAGCACGCTCAGCTTCTTTAATAAGCGCTTGCTCATTAGTGCCTAGCCGCTTCTTGAGTTGTTGGATTTCTTGCTCACGAATTTGAGCAAACCTAAGAGCCTCTTCACGTTCTCGAAACGCACGTTCTTTTTCACGGCGCTCATCGTGCCAGACCTTTTTCATCTGAGAGAGGCGCTTTTTTACCTTGTCAGAATACTCCTCAAGGTCATCCCTCTCAAGCTCTTCTACAAGGTCTTTAGGAAGAGGCTTTCTTCCTCGGTCCGGTTCAGGGGTATCGTCCTCAATCTGAATCTCAAATTCTTCTTCAGCAGGGGCCGCTTCAGCTTTGGTTTCTTCCTGTGCGTCAGGAAACTTAAATTCTTCCATTGGGGGCATGATTTACTCCTTATGCGCGACGGATTCCACGGGGGTCATCAACCACCGCTTCCACCGTGTCGTCGTTGATAATGCGGAACTCCCGACCGTGGATGACCACGCGGGTGCCTGAATATGGGCGGGTGAGGATAAAATCCCCTTCTTTACACCACGGGCCAGTGGGGAACCGGTCCTTGTCGGCATAACACTGATCACCCATTTTAATGACGAACAGAACCACGGTTGTTTGCTCTTCAACCTTCTTGGTTTCATCCGCCTTGATTAGCCCACCCTCGTACTCCTCCTCCACCTGTGGCACTGCACAGAGGATTCGATAGCCTTTAGGCTCGGGCAGGAGTTTGGCTTTTTCTGCCTGCTCCTTTGTTGCATCTACGTCAATATTACTCATCGTCGCGCTCCAAGCGTTTTGCAAGGTCTTTGATATGGTTCTTTGCGAGTTCAAGACCCTGTAACGCCCCGCAAAGACGTTTGTATTCCCCCTCACTCAACTTACCTTGAATAAGAGTATCTACAATCAAAGTGCGCTCATCTTGGAGCTTGGATTCCAAGTACTCCAGAGCGGTTGTATGTTGCATTCACTATTTCCTATTTAGCGCCTCTTGGCGGAACCGGTCGTGCAGCGGCTTCTTTGGACTTAGCAATTTCTACACCAAGTTTTGTTCCTTCA